AGGATTCAGGTAAAAGAACCTGCCCATCTTGAAAGCGTGCAGCGGAGAGAAAGCAGACCGCGAAAGGTGGACGTGCATACCGCAGGTCTTCGTTGAGTATGACCGCGCGCCCCTCTTTTTTAGTCTGAATATCGCTTTGAAACTGTCGACCTTTTCGCGCATCCACTCCAGCGTGAAAGGGTGTGACACTATCTCGAAGCCGTCATTTATCGACCCGTCGTTTTTCAGGTAAACGAAGTCTGGCGGCATCCGATCTAGCAGCCATTCGGCGAGTTCTTCGCGGCTCTCGCCGGGGTCGTCGCCGGGTTCGTGGTCGTTCTCGTACATTGTCGCGCCGTTCTTAGATTCGACTTCCAGCTCAAAGCCTGCGAATAGTGACCTCGCTCTGTAGCTTTCAGGACTCCAGCCTTCGCGGCTGTCGCGAATGTCGCGAACGTCCTTAAATATGCAGTCAGGTCGGTAGTCGTATGAGTGAATTAAACGCGGGGCGCAGGGTTCGTCGTCGCAGTGGTGATTGCCGTCGCAGCTCTCGCAATATACCAGCACATCCTCCGCGCAACCTTCGCAGTAGTTGTAGCCGTTCAGATCGCTGCGGGTTTCTGTTCTGTTAAAGTACTCGCTGCATCCGTCGCAGTAGTTCGTCCTGCGCGACCTGCAAGAGTCGCAGAACAACATATGCTCGCCTTGGTACCAAACCTGCGTGCAGTCGTCGATATGCTCCCAATCGCCGCAACTATCACAGATAGCGTGACTGTCTAACCATTCCTCTGCGCAGCTCTCACAATACCAAGAAAAGCCGTCCGAGTTGTTGCTGTCGATTCGTTTCCAGCCTGCGGGTCTGTGGTCGTCGTAAGACCCGTCTGCGTAGACGTGCCGCTCGCCGTGGTCGTGAGTTAGACACTGAGAGCAGTAATGGTCTCGAATTACTGTTTTATATGGATTCATTAATACCTCCGTTTGTTGTGCAGTACAGATTCGACCGCGCCGTTTAAAGCTCTGCGTGTCTGCGTTGTTTTATTCTGAGTCTGTGTCATAAGAGTTAGATAGTTTAATATTCCTTAAAAGATATTGCAAGAGATTTTAAACAAAGCAAAAGAACTTAGCGCGCCCCGTTAGATTCGTTGTCTGCTTTCACTGTATAAGTAGAACACCCACTTCCTTAGCGGAGAGATAATCACAAAGGGGTAATAGCTGCTAACCGGTTACAGCAAACTTTAAAAGATGTCAGATAATAAGAGACAAGGCGCAGATCCTGAAGGCGCGCAGGTAAAACCAAGGCGAGACTCTCGCGGTCGATGGATCGCGGGGCAGTCTGGTAATCCGGGCGGACTATTCCAGCCGGGTAATACTGCGAGCGTAGGGAGCGGTCGCAAGAACTCAGTTAGTAACCTGCTTAACAGATTAGGCGACATACCGACCGACAACGGGACGATGCGGCAGCAGCTCGCCGATAAGCTGTATCAAATGGCGTTGGGAGGGGACATCAACGCTATAAAAGTTTGCCTCGATAGAATGGACGGACGAGTTCGCGAAGAGTTGCAGGTCACAGAGATAATAAGCGACGAGGTCGTAATCAAGTGACCCCAGCAGCCCGCATACACAAAATGTGTACTCTTGTCTAAGTTCGTTATTGACTCAACCGCCTTCCTGCCTGCGCAGAGGAAGTTCTGGAACCTCCCGAGCTATATCCGTTGTTTAGTTGGAGGGTACGGTTCGGGTAAAACGTATATAGGGGCTATCAGGTTGATCTACCTTTCCTATGTCAATTCTGGAATCCCTGTAATGTATGTGTCCCCGTCCTACAAGATGGCGCGGAGAACGATTATCCCCACGCTTAAGGATATTTTGGGTAGGGCAGGTTTGACGTTCACACACAACAAATCGGAAAATGAAATTAGAATTATGAATTGGAATGGCGTGATATGGATTGGATCAGGAGACGATCCGCACTCACTTTTAGGTCAATCTCTGGCTGCGGTGGGTATTGATGAGCCATTTATACAGAGTAAAGAGGTTTTTGACGTGGCACTTTCGCGTGTAAGGCATCCAGATGCGAAGCAAAGGGAAATTTTCCTAACAGGTACACCTGAATCCCTGAATTGGGGATACGATCTCATCGCGAATCAGGAACAGTCTTACGATGTGGGTGTAGCGTTTGCCTCAACACTCGAAAACAATTATCTCCCAGAGCAATACAAGGAATCACTCGTTTCTGGATATACGGATGAGATGGTCGATGCCTACATCCACGGAAAGTTCGTCAACCTTCAGGAAGGGCGCGTTTACAAAGAATTTAGTCGGGATGTCCACATATACGAGCGGGAAGATATAGAGGAACTCAAAAAGTATCATCAAGTCCACATCGGAATGGATTTCAACGTAAATCCTATGACGGCGGTGGCATTTTGCAAAATAGGCGATACCTGCCACGTTTTTGATGAATTTTTCATGGCTAACTCCACCACATTCGAGATGGCGGAGGCTGTTAAGGAGAAATACCCAAATGCGATTATTTATCCTGATGCAACGGGTGCAGCGAGAAAAACATCGAGTCAGAAGTCAGATCACCAAATTTTAAAGGAAAAGGGGCTTAGAGTTTATGCAAAACGGAAAAATCCCCCGGTACGAGATAGAGTAAACGCTGTAAACCAGCTTTTACGGGTTAATGATAAAGTTTCAAAATTTTCTATGGAGAATTGTCCAAAATTGATAAACGATCTGGAACGGGTCGTTTGGAGAAAAGGTGATATTGATAAAACACAATTAAAGCTATCGCACATAAGCGATGCCTTTGGATATGGTGTGCATTACCTGTTTCCCGTCATCAAGCGAGAGGCATATTCCGTGACGTGGTAACATTCTTATTGGGTGTCAGCCTTGCGGTGAATGTCGTTTTCATCGTCGCCTTATTGGTGGCGTTCAGATCAATTAAAAGCCTCAAAACTGAGACTGCCCAATGGAATATGGACACTTTCGCAGATGGAGAGCGGATTTATAAAGCATGATTATTCAAGAATTGTCAAGCGATGCTGTCGCAAAAAGTCTTAAAAAGTTTTTAGATGATGTATTACAAAAAAGAACAGAAGAAAGGTATCGGGCTCTGAACTACTACGAGGGATTCATTTCTGAATTAGAAGCGGACATATCATCCTACTTCGCTTCGGAATCGCTCCAACAGACCCCGGTTGTTGCCCAGAATATCACGGGAAAATTGGTCAACAGCAGGGCTATTGCTTATAAAAAGCCTCCTCAACGATCAAATGAGGCTTATCACGAGCGTGTTCAGGGATTGGATTCGGCTATGGTTCAGTTTGAAAGACTGACCTATTTATTGGGGACAATGGCACTTCTTTCCACTTGGGATGAAGAGGAAGAAATGGTTACATATAACACCCTCACCGAGTTTTATCCCCTTTTTCTCCCTCACGAGTCAGAGCCCGTCGCTATTATTTACCCACTCTTCTCTCAGGAGAAGCAAAAAATCTCCGAAATGGTCTATGTGTACTGGAGCCCCGACGAACATTACAAAATTACCCAAAAAGGGCAGATTGTAGCCATTGAGGGTAACGAACAGATGATAAATCCCTACGGAGTTGTCCCAATTACCTACGCTCACAGGCATCCGATGACAACTGATTGGTGGAGAGAGGGTGCTTCGGACATTATAAACATGAATCGCACCGTAAACATCATGTTGACCGAAATGTCGCTGTCTATGAGGCTCCAAATGCTCGGACAGCCCGTTGTAATGGGTATTGACGATGCTTCGAGGATGAAATTGGGTGTTGACAAGCCTTTGATCCTTCCAGAAGGCTCAAACTTCAACTTTGCGGCTCCCGGTGGCGATTTACAGAAATATGTCGAAGGAATCCGCTTTTTGGTCGATTCTGTGGCTTATAACAACAATTTAAAGACAAAATGGGCTCTTGGTAGAGACGGAGTGACGGGAGAAGCCCTAAAAATGCTCGAAATCGACCTCACAGAAGGTGTTGAAGGCGATGTGGAGATGATTTGGCGACCTGCTGAACAAAAACGCTTTGAAATCGACAAAGCGATCTTGGAAGCACACGGATCGCGGCTTCCTGATGACTTTTCAGTGGATTTCAGCGAACCGAGGTTCCCGGCATCAGCAAGAGAGGAAAGAGAGCAGTGGGAGTGGGAATGGAGCAACGGACTATCATCCAAAGCCGATTGGTTCCGGCATAACAACCCTGACATGAACGAAGAACAGATTGCGGAGATGGTGAGTGCTATTCCAGAAGAAGAGCCACAGGAGGAGTCCCCGTTCAATTTTAGGGGTCTGGCAACATAATGGCACTTGTCCTACAACACCTCAATCGCGTTGATAACATCCAAAAGACCATTGACGATAGTGCTGAGAAGATATTGGAGCAAATAGATTTAAATAAATTGTTAGAAAATACAAAACCTTATTTAGAGAGCGTTGCAACCGCTTTTCTATCCCAACACAGAGATACGATAAGGGACGGATTGAAGGCTGGTAAGGACTTCGCTAATAAGGTCGTACAAACGATATGAACATCAACTTCCAAGTTAAGGCTGATTTCGACCTTGCTAAGATTCCGCTCCGCGGATGGGACACGCAACTAAAGGAGTCGGCTAAAATCATCGCAAAAGACCATTTTGAACGCCTTGAGCGGGGAAAAGGTGTTTCCGGGGCTATGCTCAAGGGGTTGAAGGAGTCAACAATTCTTAAAAAGCGGAAACTTGGGTATAGAGCACCTGAAACACCCCTTGTTGCCGAAGGGATCATGCAAAATCTGGAACGTGCCAAAAAGATCACCAGAACGAAGAATATGGAGAAAATTTCTCTCCGTGTCACTTCAAAAGGCGGTAGCGAGAAGCCAAAACGATCCCGACAAAAGATTGGGCAATACCATCAGGAAGGCAAAGGTCAGTTCAAGAG